GTCCTGAAGTTAGCCCCATTGTTAGACCCATTGTAATTGAACAGTCGCACAATCCGATGATGGTAGGGTATGTACCTCCGGTGAAGGGTTGATATGCATTATCCGAAGATATTGAAGGTTGACGGGGCGGCGAATCGTCGTCGGACACAGGGTCGCATTAAGTTATATGACGGGGAGCATTTTCCGGCGTTAGCGGCGAAGTTGACAGCTTGCGGGTTCACTCAGGGTGAGTTGGGTTATTGTCTTGGCGTAAGTGAGGTTACGATACGGAATTGGTTACGCGAGCATCCTGAGTTTGCGGTAGCGATTAGTGAGGCCCGGGAGAGCACGGTGAAGTTTTTAGTAGCTCAGGCGATGCGGAGCGCTTTGGGTTACGAGTTTACTGAGAGCACGCGGACGTACAAGATTATTGACGGGAAGAGGGTTCAGGTAGGCGCTCAGAGTTGGGTTCGATATCAGGCTCCTTCTGAGAGCATGCTGACTTTTTTGCTGATAAATTTGAGTAAGGGTCAGTTTAAGAACACCAAGTTTCTTGAGACAAAGAGCACGAGTGTGAGCGCGACTTTGGAGGTTCGGGGCGAGTTAGAGGCGGACGAGATACGGAAGTTAGCAGGTAAGTTAGGTAGTATAGCGGATGATCGGGAGCGAATTCTGCAAGATCGAGACTCCGGCGGAGTTCTGGGCGAAGATACCGAGAACACTGGCGGAGAATTTGCGGTTTAGGGCCGATTTGCACAAGGTATTAGGCTCGGACGGGGGCGCTCGGCGCGCCTTTTTGGAGATGTGCTACGCTCATCCTCAGATCGCTTACGACACGCTTTTTTGGGGTTACGACCCGCGCAGGCCTCCTTTTGAGCGGAACATTCCGTTCATTTTGAGGCCGGCCCAGGTAGAGGCGGTATCGGCGTTAAAGGAGGCGATAGACGGGGGTCGGGACTTACTCTTCGAGAAGTCGAGGGACGAGGGCGCTACCGAGCTGATTATCAAGTTCTATACTTTGTACTTTCTGATTGCCGCTGATAGCGGGTTTCTGGTAGGCTCTCGGAAGGAGGAGCTGGTTGATAAGGCCACTGAGATTCGGGGTTCGAGGGTTCTCGGCGATCATAAGTGCCTATTTTACAAGATATTATACACGATAGCGACCCTTCCTATTTGGATGCGGCCCAGGATAGAGAAGCAGCATCTTCACGTAGTTAATTTAGGTAACGGCAGTGCTATTGACGGTGAGAGTACGAACGAGTCGTTTGGTGCGGGCGATAGGCGGCTATCGGTTATGATAGACGAGTTCGGGCGGATTGATCCTAAGATTGCCCAGAGTATTAGGGAGACTCTTTCCGACGTTACGAACTGCGTGATCTACAATAGCACTCACTTTTACGGGCGGGGCCATCCGTTTGCCCGGTTATGCACCGGGGGTAAGGTCAAGGTGGTTAAGATGCCCTGGCACGTGAATCCAGTTAAGAATCAGGGCCTCTACCGCAGTCCCGACCTTAACGAGGTTGAGATCCGGGATTTGGGCTATTACAGGGCAAGGTTCCCGCTCGCGTTCGCCGGTCAGGTTACCCGCTATTCCGACTTGGAGAATTCGATGATTCTCCGGTATCCGGACGCGGATTTTTCGATGGTTGCGGACGGGAGCGGCAGGCTTCGCAGTCCCTGGTACGACCGGGAAGTTGCGCGTAGGGACGCCCGCGACGTGGCCCAGAATATCGACTGCAATCCCATTGGTGCGGGCGATATGTTCTTCGACCCCGACGTTATTGCCCTGCACCGCCAGCAATTCGCCCGCAAGCCTGACTTTGTAGGGGATGTGTCTTATGAAACTCACAAGAGATACGGGCTGTCCAATATCCGGTTCCTGCCGGACGGCGGGCGGAGGAGACTGTCCTGGTGGGGCGAGTTGCCCGATGTTCGTCCTCTTCAGAGATATAACTACGTCGTATCTTGCGACGTTGCGATGGGAACGGGGGCGTCTAATTCGGTTGCTAAGGTCTATAACGTCAACGAGTCGAAATTAGTCGGCGTATTTGTTAGTCCTTTTATTGCCCCGGAGGAGTTTGCTGAGTATGTAGTGGCCTTGTGCAGATGGGTAGGGGGCGCTTCAGGCCGGCCATACTTAATTTGGGAGGGTACGGGTCCGGGCCAGGCGTTTGAGAGTAGGGTAGTACAGTTGGACTATACGTTCATCTACCACGAGCGGGACGAGCGGGCCGAGGTTCGGAAGAAGAAGACGCGGCGCGGCTGGTTCTCTAATCGGGAGATTAAGTACGACTTGCTCTTAGGTCTTCGAGCCGCGCTTGCCAACGGTCTTCGGAAAGACCTTCGCCCGGCCCTTACTATTCCTGATGAGGAGACTCTCAGGGAATATGAGGACTATGTTTTTTTTGAGAATGGGGACATTGGCAGCACGATGACTATTGACGAGGGGAGCGGGGCGAAACTTGCTCACGGGGATCGGGTCATTCCCGACGGGCTGTACGTATTGGCTTTGGCTTATCAGCCGAAGGCGATGGCGTGCGCGGAGAACTTATCCGTTCAGAGCCTTGCCTGGCGATGGAATCAGGCGGAACGGCTGAAAGAGCAGTCTGAGGAGCCGTGGCTGTTGAACGAGGGGGCGAGGGGATGAAGGGACGAGGGACGAAGGGACGAGAGTAAGATATGGTTAAGAGTAGGATAGACGAGCAGAACGTTAAGAAGCCTTTTCCGAAGCGGTTACAGGCCGCCGTTTCGTCTTGGCAGCATTACACAAAGGATATGCGCGAATGTCGGAAGAGGATGCTCGTGCATTACGCCAACGACTGGTACGCGGGCGGCAGGAGGGACGCTCGCAGTCCGCAGCCGCTCAATCTTATCGACCGGGCCGTGCAGGTTATTGCCCCTTACTTAGTCTCTAAGAATCCTCGCGCGACTATAATGCCCCGGATGGGCTTGAATAATCCGAGCGTCTCTTCGTTTGCCAGAACGCTCGAACTCGCCCTGGCTCACCTATTCGACGAGATAAAGCTCGCCGAGAACACGCTCCGCCCGATGGTAATTCAGAGCTTGTTCGGAATGGGTATTACCAAGACTGGTATAATGCACTCGCACCAAGTGGAAATTTTCGGGCATCTGCACGACGTGGGCCAGCCTTACTGCGATATTATCGACTTCGACGATTACTTAGGCGACGTAGCCGCCCGGAACCGCCAGGAAATGAGAATTGAAGGCCATAAATATCGCTTGCCCTTGTGGTACGTTCGAGACTCTGGCCTATACAAGAATTTCGATAGATTGAAGCCTGATTTGCGACTCTACGGCGACGATACGAGGGCGGAAACTATCGCCAAGGACGAAAACGCGGTGAACGAGTTTCGGGAATTGTACCCGTCCGTCGAATTGATGGATATCTGGATACCGTTAGAGGACGTTATAGTTACTATTCCGCCCGACGAGCAGGGCGAGAAGATTATGCGCACCGTCGATTGGGACGGCCCGGAGGGCGGGCCTTTCGACATTTTGGGATACAGGTACTTTCCCGATAGTATTATTCCCATTCCGCCCGTTTATACCTGGATGGACTTGAATAAAATAGTCAATCAGATAATATGCAAGATGAGAGACCAGTGCCTAAGGGAGAAGACTATCGGTGTCTATCAGGCCGGGGCCGACGAGGACGCGAAGAGGCTCAAAGACGCCGGGCACGGGGATATGGTGGGTGTGGCCGCTCCTGAGAGCGTTAAGGAGGTGACGTTCGGCGGGTTCAACGAGCAGTCGTTTCCGTTCGTGGGATTCTTACTGAGCGAGTTCTCTAAGACCGGCCCGAATATGGATATTACGGGTGGTAAATCCGTTATGGCTAAGACGCTCGGCCAGGAGCAGATGCTCCAGGCCAATGCGGCCCGCGAAATAGACGATATGGTTCACCAGGTCTATGAGTCCGTAAAGTCGATAACGAAGAAGCTGGCTTGGTTCTTATGGACTGATCCGCTAATAGTCCTGCCCTTGATAAAACGGGTTATGGGCGTCGATTTGCAGGTCGAATACTCTGAGGCGGCTAAAGAGGGCGATTTTTTAGATTATACCTTCGATATTGAGCCGTACTCGATGATGAGAATGAATCCCGACCTGCGATACCAGAAGTTGTCTCAATTCGTTACCGGGTACATTTTGCCTACCGCTCAGATAGCCGCTCAGCAGGGTACGGTGCTCAACGTTCCTGAACTTGCCAAAGAGTTTGCCCGGCATCTTAACATTACTACTATGGACGATTGGTATATGTCCGTTATGCCTGCAATGCAGACTGCTGGCCTTAACCCGTACCAGTCTCAGCAAGCTCAACCAAAGGTGGGCATGACCGACCAGAGAATGCCCGAAAATCAGGGTAGTAACCAGAACAACCTGATCCAGCAGCAGAATAGAGTGCAGGGTAAGACGACGGCGGAGCTATGAGAAGGCCATCAGTGGAAACGTTTGTTGGCTTTGTGCGAAAGTACGATAAGCGAATAGGCTTAAAACTTCTGTATCGAGACTTTCAGCCTGAGACCGAAGAAGAGAAGGACAAATTCAGGCGCGCGTGGAACGCGATTGCGAAGGAGATTGGCAATGCCGCTCAAAAAGGGAACATCGAAGGCGACAATATCGCAGAATATCAAAACGGAAATGGCGCACGGCAAGCCGCAGAATCAAGCCGTAGCGATTGCCCTCAGTACGGCGAGACAATCCGGCGCGCACCTGCGCCGCAGGAAGAAGAAACTTTATCGGAGAGCTAAATAATGGCTGATATGACTTTACCGGGCGGCAGGTTCAGGCCGGGGCCGCCCTTGCGAAGAAAGAAAAAACCGCTTCTGAAAAAGAAGATTCGAGCTCGAATACTGCCGATGAGCGGGCAGAATCTAAGGCAGGGAGTTAAATAATGGCTGCGGAGCTTGTTACTAAAATCTACGCTGAGGTTACTGGTCTCGGAAATGATAACGTCTTGTATAACCGGGCCGCCGCTTCGGACGTGCCTACTCAGGCTAACGGACCACTTCAGCAGGTAGTTACTACCACTGCGCAGCTTGATGTTGTGTCGGTTATTACCGGCCAGTTGATTGCAGTGGGTATTAAGGCCCTATCGAGTGGTCTGTACATTAACCCGACGGCCAGTACGCCGATGACTACCGCCTGCTGTTTCATACCGCAGGGCCAGATGAACTATTTTACCTATAAGGCTACTACCAGTGTCCGGCCCTGGATAGAGGCACAAACGGCCCGTGCGGTCGCGGAGTATATGTTCGTAGCCGTTACTTAGAGGACTGATATTCCTATTTACGTTTATATCTGTGGGGTATGCGGTGAAAGTTTCGATGCCTTTGCCGTCGGTAAGCGGCGGAGTCGGAAACAGAAATGCCCCTCTTGCCCGGCGGGCTGGGGTAAGAGGAGCGTTAAGGCCGAGCTTGCTAAGTGCGGCAGGTTCGACGAATTGAGCAGGGATAATCCGAGGTGGTCTGAGGCCCTCGGCATAAACCCAGTTCAAGAAGCCGACTTCCGAAAGACTTTCCCGAATTTGGACTTGACTTTCGATAAAAAAGGACGATGTTTAGTGAAGAACAGGGCGCATAAACTTGCAATTATGAAGGCGCGCGGATACGAGGAAATAGAGTAAGGGAGAGCACAATGCCTGAATTAGAGATACCAGCCGGTCTTGAGAGTAAGTACGACGAGATTTTCGGCGCGCGGGGCGCGGATATTAAAGACGCCGCCTACGCCGAGGAGGACAAGGGCGACAAATACTTGGAAAGACTGGCCGAGAAGGACGAGGGACGAGAGGACGAGGGGACGAGGGACGAGGGGACGAGGGACGAAGAAGAAAAAGAAACTGTCTCGGAAGAAGGTCGGAAAGAGTTGTCCGAGCCTGCGGGCGCTGAGGACGAAAAGACCGAGCTTATTCCCGACAATTTGACTAAGGCCGGTCGGGCCTACGGTCTCACGGACGAGACGATAATCGACCTATCGGAGAATCATCCGGACGCTTTAGAGGCGATGGCAAGGTCTTACGAGCGGCTCCAGGCGGGCAGTTTAATCGGCCCTGCGCCTGGGCAGGCCCCTCCCAAGCAACCTGAATTGCCTAAGCCAATGGATCGTATCTCCGTTGACGTAAGCGCACTCGACGAGGACGCGGGCAGGACCATTAAAGGAATGGAATCGACCGTGAACAAGCTCGTTGACGCTAATAATGAATTGAGGAAAGAGCTTTTTGCCGTTAGGGGCGGCCTGCAAACTACGCAGGCCACCGAGCAGGCGCGGAGAGTTTCGTATATTGATAGTCTGTTCGATAAGGTGGCCGAATTTCCCGAATTGGGTAAGACGACTGCCCTATCGACCGACCAGAAGGCCCTTCGGGGCGACGTTTACGATATGGCCATTCGCTGGCAGATGCGAACCGGCGGGTCGTTTGAGGATAGCCTTGCGAAGGCCGCAACCGGCTTTCGCGGACTGTACGGGCGGGCAACCGCCCCGGAAAAGAAGGAGCGGGACGTAGTGGACAAACTCAATCGTCGAAAGACGAAGTTCACCGCCCGGCCTACCGGCCAGAAAACGACTCAGAGATTCGCCAGTTCAGATGAAAAGGCTATGGCCGTGCTTGATGAAACGGGCAAGAAGCTCGACCTCTGGTAAAAACGATAGACGAGAGAAGATGGACGACGGACGATTTTCGTCCCTTCATCTTTTCGTCCATCGTATTGTTTCTCCATAAGAAAGGAGGGAGTTTCTTATGGCATCAGGTGGTATTACTATAGACCAGGCCGTTGACCTGGGCGTAGCTACTATGAACGCGTTCGACCAGGACGCCGTGCAGATAGCTTTGAAGCACCCCACCTACGAGGTAATCAATCGCTGGTTTGCAGGCGATAAGAAGGTACTCTCGGGCGGGAAGAAAGCGACGTGGGACTTGACGGTGAAAGACACCGGCAACGCGGGCCACGTCAATATGTTCGAGACCGATACCCCCAACATTGCAAACGTGAACGTTGAGGGCGAGGTCAACTGGTGTCACGCCAAGAACTCGTTTACCTATTCGGTGGACGAATTGGCGATGAACCTTAACGATAAGACGCGAATCTTCAACTTGTTCAAGAACCGCAGACAGAATTGTGCCCGTGAGTTCGGGGACTTGCTTGAAGAGGCCGCGTGGAAAACACCGGCGTCCTCAACGGATACGAAAGCTCCTCACGGGATCCCGGGTTGGTTGGTTCAGGCCGATACGTCGGTTGTTACCGGCGAGTTCCAGGGCTACGTGGGCGACTATTCCGTGGCCGTTTTGAGTACGGAATCGGCTTATACCCTGGTGGGCAACCTGGCCTGCACGAGCACAACCAACGCGCGCTGGGCCAACTGGTACGCGAATCACAGCGACCAGTTGAACGATTCTCTTTTGGACAAGCTGGGCGAGGCGTTCAGAAAGACCAAGTTTATGACGCCCAAAATTGCGGGCCAGGCGATAGACCCGGAGAGCGGATTCTCCAACTTCCGGCTCTATACCAATAATGAGGTCTTGAAGAACATTGAATCCTACGCTCGCAAGAGCGACGACCGGCTCGGCGGCGACTTGGGCAAGTACGCCGGAAATACCGTCTATAAGGGCATCCCGTTTATCTATGTGGATAGCCTGGATGATGTGTCCATTTACGTTCGCGGTAAGAACCCCATCTATGGAGTGAACCATAATCACTTCTACCCGATGGTGCTCTCCGGCAAGAACTTTATATGGAGCAAGCCCATTAACGACGTGTCCCAGCACCTCGTCTTGACGGTCTATCTCGATTTGACCTATGCCTACGTTTGCGATAACCGCAGAACGGGCGGCTTCCTTTTGAGTAATTGGGAGGCGGCCTACTAAATAGGTCTGTTTTGTTGTGTTTTACTAACGTTCGTTCCCGGAGTGGCCGGATGGCCGACGCCGGGGTAAAAGCTGAACGAGGAAGTAACGTAACTTATTCGGCTTGGATGATATGTATATCATCTACGAAAGGAGATTATTATGTCTCAGGGTATTGTTGGTGGGGGCGGAGTCCTCACAAAGACTAAAAGGGTTTTCTATCGCGCCGGTACGGCTAATGCGGGCTACGCGGTCAACTACAACTTCGACGCCGTTGATATAGCGGCTGAAGGCGAGACTATTAGCGGCGCTACCGCTACCGACTGGTGTGACGCTCGTCGCGTTCAAGTTGAAGACCCGGCGTTTGAGAATAACCTGCACTTTGCAGGCGTTGTCGATAAGGTGTCGGACGGTATAGTTGGCCCGAACTGGATTCTCATTCACGAGCCGGGCAGTATTTGCCAGATTCACACGGCAATTACCGTTGACCATCGGGACGCCAGTGTAGCCAGCGCCAATGCGGGCACTATGCTGACCTTCGGGGTCTGCACCAATTCGGTCGGCGCGGCGCATACTACCGCCCCGTACATTAACGGCCAGTGGCAGAAGTACGGGCTTCCGGGCGAAGGCTCGGCTATGGTGCTTGAGGCGGCTACTACCGCTTCGGCCCTGATTATGGCCGAGCTAATGACCGGGCCGCCGTCCGGCGGGCGTCAGTACATCCCGCTTATGATTAACGCGATTGCAGGCGTTACCGTAACTTATCACGGGGTAACGTTCATATCGAGCGAGGCGGGCAGCTCGGTAGTCGGCAGCGCCGTTATCGGCGCGGGCACGTTCATCGGCCAGCGTAAGATTATCGAAGTTGACGGCGCGCTTACTGGCGTCGGCTGGAAGGTTAGTTTCGCCAACGGGTTCACCCCGAACCTGTCGGGCGAGTACCTGTCCAACGCGCCGCTCGTTGCCGCTACCGCTGTTACGCTCATTTCGGGTAGTTTCCTCGATATGAACTGGAACGGTGCTAAGTGGCTCGTTCTGTCCGACCAGAAACTTACGTAAATGATGGCAGCTCAGTGTATAGGGGGGCCGGGGCGACTCGACCCCCCAACTTTGATGGGGAACAGTGAAACTTGATATTCACAGTTGGGACAGGCGGGACTTTGTAGGAATACTAAAGAGATACGTCAAGGCCGAAACCGGCGCGGAGGTGGGGGTCTTCACCGGCGAATTCTCCGAGCTTCTGATTCGGGGCTTACCCGATTTGAAACTGTGCCTTATCGACCCGTACAGAGAGTTTCCCAAAGATGTCTATGACGATATGGCCAACGACGACCAGGACGTTCAAGACGCCCGCTACGAGTACGTCTGTAAATTATTTCAGAAAAATAAAAATGTTGAGATTTTGCGCTTGACGAGCGAGGAGGCCGCCCCCAAAATACCCGACGAAAGCCTGGACTTCGCGTATATCGACGCGAACCACGCTTATCATTGTGTGAAACGGGACATTGAGATATGGTGGCCGAAGGTGAAGCAGCACGGCATATTGGCCGGACACGACTACACTATCCCCGCCGTCGCCAACGCAGTAATCACATCGAATCTTTCCGAGGAAATCCACTGGCTTATGACGGCGGATATTTGGATAGCCGCAAAGGGTAAGGACGTTTTTAGATGATATACATATCATCCTTGAAAGGGGAATAATGCCGATACCAAAAATATCCGTATTAACCAATTTGCCGGCGCGCGATAAATCTACGGACGAATATCTGGGCGAGGAACTCCGGGATTTAGGCTATGAAGTGAACGTAACCGACTTCCTGCCCAAGAACAGGGAGCACATTCTACTTTACAAGCCGAACCTGGTGGTTCTACCTGAGCCGCGATGCGAATATACGGTCGATTTCATTGAGACGGTTCGCAAATGGGGGATTAAGGTCGTTATCAAGCGGTGCGAGGGCGGCGCTGCCCACGAGGCTTGGTATTTGATGGAAGAGTCCGAGCAAAAGACGGTAATGGGCACGTGGCCTTACTATTGCGACCTTGAAATAGTTTGGTCTCAGGCTTTTGCCGACTTAGCGGCTGAGAAGGGCCATACCCCGAAAGAGAAGCTTTTCGCCGCCGGCGGATTTCCGTTCGACCCGTACTTTTACGTTAAGTATCCCGACCCGCCGCCGGGGCGGAAGGTGCTGCTCTTTGCCCCCGGCTGGGGGCACGCGGACCGCAGCAGGGACTATAACGTGCCCGAAGCCGAGCCCGGCAGTTCCATCCACTCGGACGCTTTCGACCGGCACAATGAAGGTCGGGCTAAGTGGATTAAGATGATACGAGAGGTTGGTAAGGTTTTGGAGAAGGAAGGGTGGATGACTTACATTCGGCCTAAAGTGGGCGAGATACCCAGGGCCTACCAGGACGCGGCGGGTAAATACTGCCGACTTGCGCCCCCTACTACTACCGAGAATGCCTTGTGGAATACCGACGTACTAATCCACGCGGGCAGTACAATGGCTATTGAGGCCCATTTATGCGGGATACCGGCGTTCAGCTATTGCGGGGCGATAAACCAGGTTAAAGGCTATCAATTCCCGCAAGTATCGCCGGAGATAGACGGCATCGACGATTTGATAGACGCGATTCGCAAGGCCCAGTTCAGGAAGAGTAACGCCGATATGTCGGCGATTAGAAAGTTGGAGAATGATTTTTACGGTAAGATAGACGGCCAGGCGTGCAAGAGGGCGGCTAAGAGAATTGCCGAGATACCGCTTGAGGAGCCGAACGTGCCTTTTGCCTGGCCGACTCCCGACCCGAAAAAGACCTTTTACACCCCTAACGTCTGGCGGTTCATTATGCAGTGGAAGTGCGAATGTTGCCAGAATGTGTCTTTCAGTCCGCCGGATGGGGTGGGCGGGCAGGGTGTTGTTACCGTTAATTCCACGCCCGTCGAGAGCGGGGCTGCTGAAATGATAAAATGCCCCTGGTGCGGAATTGCCTTAGCCCGCAGGATGCCGGACGAGTACATAATCAAGCGCGGCCCGCCGGTAATACCGGATAGGCCGCTTCCCGTCCAGGCTGGAGTCTGATTATCGAGCCGGAAGATATACAATGGTGTAGTAAATGCTGGACGCCATCAACCCGCCCGCGCATAACGTTCAATGAGAAGGGCGTGTGCAACGCTTGTCAGCACAATTTAGAGAAAGAGGCCATTAACTGGCGGGAGCGGCAGGACTATTTCAAGACTGTTTGCGATAAGTACCGCAGGAAGGGCGAGCCGGATTGCATAGTGCCCTGGTCGGGCGGTAAGGACAGTATCTACGTTGCCTATAAGATGCGGGACGAATTCGGTATGACGCCTCTGCTCGTAACCGTCCTTCCGCATCTTGAAACGGAAATAGGGCAGTGGAATCGCAAGAATACCTGCCCCGGCTTTGAGAAGATGGAGATAACTCTCAAAGAGGACAAGTACAGGTCTCTGGCCAAGAAATACTTTATCGAGCAGGGTCGTCCGAAACATCCCTGGGAGACTGCAATTTCCGCCGTAGTAATAAACCAAGCCTGGAAGATGAAGATACCATTCATTATTTACGGAGAGGAAGGCGAGCAGGAGTATGGCGGCTCAGACAGTCAGAAAACTCAGTGGCAGTATCCCGTCGATAAAGACTACCTAATGAAGTTTTACTGGCAGGATAATCTCGATTGGGACATTCCGCCGGACAATGAGTTGGACAGGATATTCTTTACTCAGTACAGTCGGTTTGAGAATTGGAGTCCTTCCAAGCACGCCGACTTTGCAATCAATAAGGGTATGCGTTCCAAGCCCGTGCGCAGTGTGGGGACGTTTACGATGTGGTCTCAGGTTTCAGATTATATGCAAGACCTGCACTCATATCTTATGATGCTCAAGTTCGGGTTCGGGCGCTGCACCGCCGATGTTGCTATCGCAATACGAGAGGGTTGGAAGTCCCGCAGCGAAGGTCTGGAGCTTATCGAGGCTTACGACGGCGAATTTCCTAATCAACTCTTAGACCAGTATCTTGAATATTTTAAGATGGGTTATTCGGTATTCTGTGACGTTTTAGCCACTCATGCGAATAAGGAGTTGCTTGAAATCGCCGGGCCGATATTAAAAGACGACCACGCAATACCGCAGAATTGGGAAGGGGCGAAAACGAGTCACGGCACAAGTCATATCTGGTACTTACAGGCTTGGGCGGCGAAGCACAGGCGCAAAGGTACGAAGAATGAGCTGAAGAGTCCTGAAAGGTTTGACGTGAGATGAGACTGCCTATCGAAATGTCGTGTATCCAGATTATTGTAAATAACGTGTGTGAACATGATTGTTGTCATTGTTCACAACTTATCGGCCACCAGAGCAATAAGTACCAGATGACCTTAGACTATTTTGAGCGGGCGCTCGTTTCACTGCAAGGGCACGGGGCGCATATCGGTCTCTTCGGTGGGAATCCATTACTGCATCCGCAGTTTCCTGAACTATGCGAATTGCTCAGAAAGTATCAGCCGGTGAAGGCTCGCAGGGAGCTATGGTGTAGTGGGGCAAGATATGATAAGTACAAAGCCATTATTGACGAGACTTTCTATCCTGAATTGGTGGCCTACAATGCTCACGAGGACGAGCAGGACTGCTGGCATCAGCCGGTGTTAATAGCCCCTGACGAAGTATTTGAAGATAAGGCCCTTATGTGGCGGGTTATTGAGAATTGCTGGGTGAATAAGCGATGGTCGGCAGCCGTTACTCCGCTTGGCGCTTTTTTCTGCGAGATAGCCTCGGCGATAGCGTGGCTGCTGAAGGAGAGTA